AGATGAAACAGACCCATACTATCAATGTCTTCATTCCTATGAGGGTTTATTGAGACTAGGCGTGTGTCCTGAACAGGCACGTATGGTACTACCACAGTCGATGATGACTGAATGGTATTGGTCAGGTAGCCTTGACGCCTTTGCAGATATGTGCAATCTTAGGTGTTCAGGTGATACACAATTAGAAACTAGATTAGCAGCAAATCAAATCTGCACTGGCATGCAGGGATTGTTTCCTGTGTCATGGTTTGCCTTGAGATTGGAGAAGTAGAGCATGATGGAGTTGTCCTTAATTAGAACAATGCATGATCAAGAGTTCTATGAAGAACACAAGACTATAAGCTGTCTTGATAAACTGTTTGCCAAAGATACAAGAAAGATTAAAAGAGTACTAGACAATGCAATGGATAAGTATGATCGCACTATCTCTACATCAGAGCTAGAGGCATTATTCTTTTCTGAGTATAGCACACTCACTACTTCCAATAAGGTTATGTACCAAGACCTATTCTCTAAGATACGCAGAGAAGACCCTATGTCTGCTGATGTTGCATCAGATGTACTGTCCCGCATGTGTCAGCAGTACGTAGGAGAAGTGGTAGCTAATCTAGGGTTTGACTACGTTAACGGTAAGCTTAAGTCTCTTGACCCACTACGTCAGATAATAGAGAAACATGAAGACAACTTCATGCCTAGCGTAAACGTTGAGTGGGCTGACATAGATATTGATACTATACTTGAGGCTGGTAACAAGCAGTCGCAATGGAAGTGGAACATACCTAGCTTGGCTTCACGTATTGAAGGTATAAGTGGTGGTCACTTTGTCATCGTAGGGGCCAGACCTAATACAGGTAAGACAAGCTTCCATGCATCTACTATTGCAGCACCTAATGGTTTTGCTGACCAAGGGGCTAAGTGTATGATCTTGTGTAATGAAGAAGAATATGTACGTGTAGCAGAGCGTTATCTATGTGCAGCCTCTAGTATGGACACAGATGAGATCAAGTCTAACTATGCTCTGGCTGCTCAGAGGTATAAGAAGGTACGCAACCAGATTAGTATGGTTGATAGTATGGGGCAGAATCTGGACTGGGTAGAGAATATTATTAAGCACAGTAAGCCTGATATAGTAATACTTGATATGGGTGATAAGTTTGCTGTGAAGACCAGTGACCAGACAGACGTCTATCTTAAAGCAGCAGCTATCCATGCACGTAACATAGCTAAGAAGTATGACTGTGCTATTATATGGATGAGTCAGTTATCTGCTGATGCTCAAGACAAAGTATACTTGGATCAATCTATGCTAGAAGGAAGCAAGACAGGTAAGGCTGCAGAAGCTGACCTGATGCTCTTGATTGCTAAGAACCCGGTTACAGAAGGCTCTGACGATGATAAGGCTGCACAAAGACACATCAACGTAGCTAAGAATAAGCTTAAGGGTGGATGGCATGGTGTTATTCATTGTGAATTAGATGGCAGTAGGTCACAGTACCTAGCCTAGAAAGGAACCTAATGCGTATTGTATTAGACGTAGAAAACACTACACAGAAGAGAGAAGGTAAGTTGTTCTTGGACCCTTGGGAGCCAGACAATCACCTAGTCAATGTAGGGGTACGTGATGTAGATGACGGTACTGATTGTGGTACTTTTAATTTACAGCACAAAGAGTTTGTAGATGAGACAGGCGAGAAGGCTACTACAATTCAGAAGGTACTAGACGCTACAACATTACTTATCATGCACAATGCACAGCATGACTTGGCTTGGCTATGGGAGTGTGGCTTTAAGTATGAAGGCCCAATATGGGATACCATGTTAGCTGAGAGTATACTGCTTAGAGGTAACAACCTAGAGATCACACCTAATGGTGTAGCTAAGAAGATCTCTATGTCTCTAGGCAACACGGCTATTCGTAGGAACCTTGAATGCCAAAAGGATGACACACTTAAGAGGTACTTTAAAGAAGGCTACAATACAGATGAGATACCTCTAAAGGAGTTGACCTTTTATCTTGAGGCTGACTGCAACACTACACTGGCCCTGTTTAATGCACAGAGTTCTGACTTCTCTAAGCCTGAGTCGGCAAGCCTTGTAAAGGTCAGGGACATAACCTTTGAGGTATGTAAGCTTCTTACACGGATGAAACAGTCTGGCATGAAGGTTGACAGGAAGGCATTAGATTTAGTGCGTAAGGAGTACGAACAAGAACGTGGTACTATTCAGACACGCCTACAGATGCAGGTACGTGAGGTCATGGGTGACACCCCAGTAAACCTTAACAGCCCAGAGCAGATGTCGCAGGTTATCTTTAGTCGTAAGCCACACTCAAAGGATGTATGGCCTAATCTGTTTGACGATTGTAAAACTCTACCTGACTTGAAAGAGATCATTAATTCTAATAGTGATCTTCTGTATCGTACTGAGGCGTTTACTTGTCCTACATGTGAGGGTAATGCACATACATATAAAGTAAGGAAAGACGGCAGTAAATATTCCAAACCAAATAAATGTAAGGACTGTGATGCCAGAGGCTATCAACTTAAGAAGCAGCCTCGCATGGCTGGGTTTGGTTTCTTTCCTCCTAATGCTTCATGGGTTAGCGCCAGTGGTTTCTCTACAGGAAAGAACATACTAGATGCACTGAGGGCTACAGCACTAGACAACAAGATGGCTATAGCTGTAAAGTTCCTTGAAGACTTAAAGAGGTTGAATGCTGTGTCTAGCTACCTGTCTAGTTTTGTTGATGGCATTGATACCTACACTAAAAAAGATGATATGCTACACGTGTCTTTAACACAGCACATCACATCTACTGGACGTTTCTCTGGGCGTGAACCTAACATGCAGAACATGCCACGTGGTGGTACGTTTCCTGTGAAGCGGGTTTTTATATCCCGTTGGGAAGGTGGGAAGATCATGGAGGCTGACTTTGCCCAGCTAGAATTTCGTGCCGCTGCATTTCTGTCACAAGACCCTGTAGCTATGGAGGAGATCAGCACAGGGTTTGACGTTCACTCTTACACCTCACAGGTTATCAGTGATGCAGGGCAAGCCACAACTAGACAAGAGGCAAAGGCGCATACTTTTGCTCCTCTATTCGGGGCCACTGGACATGGTAGAACTAAGGCTGAAGCTGCCTATTACCACCACTTCTTAAAGAAGTATAAGGGTATAAGTAAGTGGCACGACAAGTTAGGCAGCGAAGCTGTGAGGTTTCAGAAGATAACTAATGTGTCAGGGAGGCAGTACGCTTTCCCTAACACCCAGCGTAGAGCTAATGGTATGCCCACTAACTTTACTAGAATAAAGAATTACCCTGTGCAAGGTTTTGCAACTGGTGATGTAGTACCTGTAGTTCTGCTGGAGATAGCAAGCAGACTTAAGGATTTACAGTCGTGTCTAGTCAATAGTGTACACGATTCAGCGGTGATTGATATTCACCCTCAAGAAGAGAAGGAGGTACTAGGTGTCATAGATGATGTTAATAAAAATTTAGATGCAATTATACACAAATACTATGGGGTAGAAATGAATGTACCTCTACTATTAGAAGCCAAGATGGGACCGAATTGGCTTGACACTAAAGACGTTTAGTGGTACAACTACGGTTCATGTTTCGCTCGAAAGGATATATAAATGAGCAATGAGTTAAGTACTAATTTTGCTGGCACTGATATGGCAGCAGCTATGGGTTTCTCTGAGGCAGAAGCAGGGCCGTCTGGCCCAAGCATTCCACGCCTGTCTCAGATGCAGTCACCTATTATGGCAGAAGGACTAGATGAAGACGGTGAACTAGAAGAGAAGGTAGTTGTACCTCTTGGGGCATTTAAACTTAAGGACGTTAACGGTAATGAAGTGTACAGCCGTAGCGCTACTTTACGTTTGTTTGCCCAGCGCCAGCAGTGGACTCAGTGGGACAGCGCTGCAAGCAAGATGAATAAGACTGTTATGGCCTCTGTGTTGAAAGGTGATCTTAAAGATACACGTGGTACATTTAATCTTGGGCGTCCTAATAAGTACATTAAAGATTGGAACGCAGTAGACGAAGACACTAAGGCTTTGATGCGTAGCATTAAGAATACTAAAGTTTTGTTTGGTAAGGTTACACTGGGTAAGACTACAGATTCTACTGGTGCAACTGTCAAAGGTTACGAAGAAGAGATTGACTTTGTTATGGACGTCAAGAACAACGACAGTAAGAAGTCTCTTGATGCTGCAATGAAAGGCATTACCTCTAAGAAGTTGTTGCCTATTGAACATACTATTAAGTTGTCTTCTCAGAAAGAGACAATGCCAACAGGTAATATGTACGCTACTATTGTAGCTGTGCTAGGTAGTCAGAAAGATATGTACGAAGGTGATCAAGCTACGCTCAGATCTTTTGTAGACTACGTAGACTATGCTAACGACTATGTGTTAAGCGAGTGGAAGAAGCTTAATAAACCAGACGTTGCCATTGACCCTTCTATCTTGGATGCAATAGTTCAAGTAGAAGAAATACCGTTTTAGTATGAATATGAGTCATGCCGCTGAGCTTCCTATCAAGATGCTTATGCGGGATGCTACTCTAGGCAAGTCAAAGATGTCAGAGGCAGTGATGGATACTGTTGCCTCTGACGTTCGAGATGGTTTAGATAAGCAATTCAACGGGGGGCCACGTGGTAATTTTAAATTACGTATGTCAAACATCGGACGCCCTAAGTGTCAACTATGGTTTGAGAAGAATAAGCCAGAAGAGAAAGCACCCTTTGCTGACCAGTTCATGATGAACATGATGCTAGGTGACATAGTAGAATCTGTGTTCAAAGGTATCTTACGTACAGCAAATGTTGACTTTGAAGATAATAACATTGTCTCCTTAGAATTAGGAGGTGGTAGACGCCCAATAAGAGGTGAGTATGACATGGTTATGGATGGTAGGGTAGATGACGTTAAGTCTGCGTCAGACTACTCCTATACTCATAAGTTTGTAGACCTTGAAACACTACAAGACAATGACCCATTCGGCTATGTAGCACAGCTTGTAGGCTACGCTGTAGCTGCAGGTAAGAAGGTAGGAGGCTGGTGGGTTGTCAACAAAGCTAATGGGCAGCACAAATATGTCTCAGCTAAGCATGTAGATGTTGAGTTAGTACTAGATAAGATTCGTGAAACGTATGACTATCTAGAGAATGATGAGCCGTTACAAAGACAGTACACTGATGAGCCAGAGACATACCGTAAGAAGACTTCAGGTAACAGGGTGTTATGCAGAGAGTGTAACTTCTGTTCTTTTAAGAAGTCGTGTTGGCCTAACTATCAAGAACTGCCTTCTAAGACATACCAAGGAAGAAAGACACCACCTACGGTATCTTATACTCAAATAGCATAAAGGAAAAAGTATGACTAAAATTACACTAGACGATATTGAATATGACTCTGATGACTTTACAGAAGATCAGACCAATATACTTAATGAGATACAGTACAACGGAAATGTAAAAAGACAATTAGAGTATAATCTTCACAGTGTAACTGTTGTAGGTAATATACTAGTTGAGCGTATAAAGAAATCTCTGGTAGGCGAGACTGTACCAGACGATGCCAACAGCTAAACGCAAACACGCTAAAGCTAAGTACAGGAGTGGTCTTGAGAAAAGCACTGCTCTTGTACTTGCTGAGTGTCAGAAGGCTGTACGTTATGAGCAGCTAAAGATAGAGTGGGAAGACCTACGCTATCGCACTTACACACCAGACTTCCAGTTAGACAATGGTATCTTTATAGAAACAAAAGGTATCTTTGACTCAGAAGATAGACATAAACATTTACAAGTTCGTAAGCAACACCCGGAGTTAGACATACGGTTTGTCTTTAGCAATGCTAGAAATAAACTTTACAAAGGTTCTAAGACTACTTACAGCGACTGGTGTAAGAAGAATAACTTCTTATATTCCAATAGGTTAATACCTAGTGAGTGGTTGACAGAGGAGGGAATGTATGTTAAGCATAAAGTTATACCCCTTAAGACACAAAGGAAAGACTAATGACATATGAAGTAGGCATAGAAGACATAGCCGTAATAATCAAGCCACTAGGTGATGGACGTATTGAGACTTGCATATACAAAGACCCTGACAATGTTCTTGAAGAAGAAGACCTAGACTTAGCTATACAAGTTGCAGTGACTATGAGCGCCTTTTTTGAATTGGTAGCTAGTGACGATGATGAGATGGAGGTCTTAGCTTCTCTTAAAGAAAGGCTGGAAGAAAAGATACAGGAGATAATGGACGCTGATGAGTCTATATTCGAAGAGGACAGCTTACCTCTGTATTCCTCTGAAGGCAACATTCTAACAATCAATAAGTTCACTAAAACAAAAGGAACCTGCTAGTATGATTGATATGGTAGAACATCCTCCGCACTACAACGGGTCTGCTATTGAGTGCATTGATGCAATGAAGGCTATGTCTCAAGGCTCCTATGTAGAGCCACACCAAGCCTACTGCTGGCAGAACGCCTTTAAGTATCTGTGGCGCTGGCCTTACAAGAATGGGGTAGAAGACTTGAAGAAGGCACGTTGGTATATAGACCGTCTTATTGAGGAGCTAGAGACAGATGGCGAGTAGGAAATTTAGTGCCACCTTCGTAGTTGAGGTAGATGATAAAAACAATATATTGTCCTCTCACGAAATGCACCACAACGAAGACGTCAAAGACCTAATTGAGAATTTAGTTTTTGATATTGATGATGTAAAAATATATAACATAAACATTAGGGAGTATGGATGACACAGACACCTACAGATATGGTTCGTGAATTTGCAATAGCAATGGATCACCCATTAGATCAAGAGCATGGTTTTAGTCGCAGACTCAAAGACTTGAGAAAAGTTCTTGTCAAAGAAGAATGCTCAGAGGTACTCCTAGCAGACAAACCTGTAGACCTTCTAAAAGAATTAGCTGACCTTGCTTACGTTACATATGGTTTTGCTAGTACGTTTGGGTGGGATTTAAATGAAGCAATAAAGCGTGTCCACACATCTAACATGTCTAAGCTAGACAACGAAGGTAAGCCCTTCAAGCGCCCTGATGGTAAAGTATTAAAGGGGCCGAACTACCAACAACCTGACTTATCTGATCTTGTATGAAGGAAGACAAATGACAAACAATTACTTACCGACTGACTACCAAACCTTTATTGCAACAAGTCGTTATGCACGATGGCTTGACGAAGAGAAGAGGCGAGAGACATGGGGAGAAACAGTAGATAGATTTATGGTTAACGTTGTGGGTAGTCTAGTTGATATAGATACCTACGCTGCTATAGCTAATTCTATAATGGACTTAGAAGTTATGCCTTCTATGAGATCACTAATGACTGCAGGTAAGGCAGCACAGCGTGACAACACCTGTATGTACAACTGTAGTTATCTACCTGTCGATGACCCTAAGTCATTTGATGAGGCTATGTTTATCTTGCTTTGTGGTACTGGTGTTGGGTTCTCCGTAGAGCGCCAGTTCGTCAGTAAGCTCCCAGATGTGCCACAACTCTTTGAGAGCGACACTTGTGTTGTCATCAGGGATAGCAAAGAGGGTTGGGCTAAAGGTCTCAGGCAAGTTCTTGCTCTCCTATGGGCTGGTGAAATCCCTAAGTGGGACGTTAGTAAGGTACGCCCTGCTGGTGCAAGACTAAAGACATTTGGTGGTAGAGCCAGTGGCCCTGCACCTTTGGTGGACTTGTTTAACTTTGCTATTACTACATTCAGATCAGCAACAGGACGTAAGCTTTCTAGTGTAGAGTGTCACGACTTGATGTGTAAGATTGGTGAAGTAGTGGTAGTAGGTGGAGTTCGGCGCTCAGCAATGATTAGTTTGTCCAACTTATCTGATGATAAGATGCGCTACGCTAAGTCAGGTAACTGGTGGGAAAGTGCAAGCCAACGTAGTTTAGCTAACAACTCTGTAGCTTACTCAGGCAAGCCAGACAGTATGCAATTCATGCGTGAGTGGACATCCCTAATGGAGAGTGGCAGTGGTGAGCGAGGCATTTTTAATCGGCAAGCCAGCATAAAGCAAGCAGCTAAGAATGGTAGGCGTGACAGCAACTATGAGTTTGGAACTAATCCTTGCAGTGAGATAATATTACGCCCGAATGAATTTTGTAATTTATCTGAAGTAGTTGTACGTGCTACAGATAGTGTGGATGACATTGCACGTAAAATCCGCATCGCCACGATCTTGGGTACAATACAAAGTACCTACACTCACTTCCCTTACTTAAGAAAGATATGGGAAACAAACACAGCAGCAGAACGTTTACTTGGTGTGTCGCTTACAGGGATAATGGATAACCCTCTAATGACTATATCAAACAACGGGCTTGCTCAAACATTGGAGCATTTAAAAGATGTTGCTATTTCTACTAATAACGAATGGGCTAAACGCCTTAATATCCCTGTGTCTGCTGCTATCTCATGTGTTAAGCCTTCCGGTACGGTATCACAACTTGTTAATTCCTCCTCTGGTATTCATGCTCGTCACTCACCCTATTACATTCGTACTGTACGTGGTGACAACAAAGATCCTCTGACACAGTTCTTAAAAGATCAAGGTATCCCTAGTGAGCCAGAGGCTTTTAAGCCAGACCAAACTACTGTGTTTAGTTTCCCTCAGAAGTCTCCTGACAATGCAGTGGTTACTGCTGACATGAGTGCGATAGACCAACTTAATATGTGGCTTATGTATCAGAGGCATTTCTGCGAACACAAACCTAGTGTTACTATTAATATAAAGAAAGACGAATGGTTTGAGGTAGGAGCATTTGTATATGATAACTTTGATGAGATGTCTGGTGTTAGTTTCTTACCCTTTGATGAACATACATACCAACAGGCACCCTATCAGGACATAGACAAAGCTACTTACATGGATCTTAAAAGTGCTATGCCTACTGGGATTGATTGGACTAAGCTCTCTGAGTATGAGTTGGAAGACAATACTACTGGTATGCAAACTTTAGCGTGTTCTGGAGATTCTTGCGAGATGGTATACTATCACATAAACCAACAGGTACTGAGCCTTGCTGTGATAGTATACGCTCAGTACCTACTTTCCTATAGGAAACATACTGCTTGACAAATATACCTACCGTATATAAACTGTCTGTTATAAATAACGAAAGGGTGTAAAGTGAAACTTGAAGAAGAGGCTCTTATATTTAACAGAGATAAAGATTGTATTTTTGTTGGGAAGGTATCTATTTTGTGTAGAGATTTAGAGAGCCTTGCAAGCTCCTATCTACACCCCTGTAACGAACGTAAAATAATGGAACAGAAGATACGCGAAGTTTTCTTTTGGGCTAGACACTGTTCGGATATGAACGGTACAAAGTAAATGTTTCACGTGAAACAAACTAACTTTATGAGGTACGCATGCCTAGAACAAAAAAGAATTACTTAACAGTTCAAGAAGCACTAGACTTAGGCTACCCCGATTTTAGAGGTACAAAAAAACCTAATGGCTTTGTTTTTCATAGATATGAAATAAACCCTACTACAAATCACGTAAGCGTTAAATATCAGTGTCCTAAAAAACAGTATCAAGCTAATAAGAAATCAATAAAAAAGAAGTTTGCCTTTTTAAAGAGATATAAATTGTTTTGTGGCTGTTCCATGTGTGGCTTCAAAGAACACTACGCTGCTCTACAATTTAATCATAGAGATCCTAGTAAAAAGAAATTTACAATATCTAAAGGCTACAAAGGAGCAGGAATAAAAAAGTTAAAAGAAGAAATGCGTAAGTGCGAAGTCTTATGCGCTAACTGTCATGCTATGGTTACTATGAAAGAAGGCCACCATATGCTGGGAGATAAGAGCGGCAAAAGAAAAACTTAGATACCTGTAGTTCTAACAGTTACTCTTTTATCAATCTTTTTGTCTTCAACAAGGGCTTTTAAATTGAGTATTTCTGTGTAGTTTAAGTCTACTACTTCTTTGTCTATACCCATCTCCTCAAGATAGTCTTCTAAGTCATTTAGTTTTACACCTGAACCCCTTTGAGTAAGTTTAAATAGCAGTCTATGACGTCTGTCATCTGTATTGCCACCTCTATATATGTCTAGCATAGTTTTTTCTTTTGCTCTACCTCTTACTTGCTTATTATACATTTCAGTTTTTAATTCAATGTCAGCCTCTTCCCATTTAGGATCAGCGAGTACTCTTGCAGCATAGGCTTGCAAGTTTGTAGTTATAAGCCTGTTCATGGTATTATTTGCTTCAGGTATATCAGAGTTCATAGTCTCCTTCCACTTAGGTCTACCAATAGCTCCTAACACTTTATCTAAAGCTGTAGGTGGGGCATCTACTCTATAGCCAAATATTCTACCAATAGGTACGCCTCTGTTACTACTCTCTGTAGCTCTCTGTGCTGTATACTTTGGCTTTGTTATGTTATCACCTTCTCCTATGTTAGCTAATGCATCAAAAATGCTTTCAACGTAACGGGTAGAGCTTTTAAGATACTTGCCACCAATCTTACGATCTGTTTCATTATATGCAGTACCCATACTCATAGCTGCTATCTGGTTGATAGGGTCTAACGGACGGGAGAAACCAGAAGCATACAGAGACACAGTACTACCCATTGCTGTTTTAAATGCCTCAAGAACCTCTCCTGATTCATTGGTAGCTATGTCTTCAAACATATCAAACACACCTTGTGAAGTATCTCCTAGAGTTCTAGTTAAGTTACCTACACCGAATGTCTTTACAAATTCTGCGTACATCTCTGGAGGTATGCCTTGCCCGTACACGGCCTCTGCTGCCATTCTACCAGCACCTTTATAAAAACTAAAAGGGAAGTCATACAGGCGTGACCTAACTTGTCCATCTTGATCACGTTCTTGATGCCACTCTAATCCCTCCTCCATGTTTTTTCTCTCAGCTTGCATACTGTAGCCTATAAAAGTCATACCTACAGCAGCTTTTGTGTAAAGCTCCATAAGATCTCTTTTATCTTCTTTCTTAACAAAGTTTCTGTAAATTAAACTTACAGGACTGTAGTCTGCCATAAAAGATATAGTGTTATTAAAAAATTGACCAAAAGGAATCATGGCACCTATACCCGGTATGCCACGAAAGTCTTCTACTATTTTAGCAGCAGACTCTATTGTAGACCTATCTTTTTTAAAGTCACCGCCGCCAAAAGACTTAGAGAAAACATTACGTAAGCTATCATCTACTGCTGCTCTTTGTATATCGTAGTAATCATTACCACCCATTTTCTTCCAGTGCTTTGGTTCTTGCTTGAACTTTGGCCCTTCATCTGGGCCACCCTTTACTTTAATTTTTCTTCCAGCAGCATCTGTCATGTCTACTGTCTCTGACATAAATTGTTTGTACGTTACGCCGTACTTCATTCTGATTTGTTTATCTATGTTGTACATAAACTCTTGAGTTTTTGACATGACGTCAATGGCTTTAACACCATATACATTTTGAAAGAAGTCAATGTACTTGTCTGTTACACCTGTTTTTTCTAAGTCTTCAACGCCTACACCTAGATACTTAGCCACATCTTTATTGTCTATTGCACCTGCTATGTAACGGAACAGATCTTTTTGTAGCGCTGGGTTCTCAGATAAAAAAGATAAAGCCTCTTGCTTTGTAGCGTAAGGGTTCATTAAGTTTTTCATCTTTTGATGTTGCAATGAAAACATATGGCGAGACAATTCTGCAAAGTCTACGGCCCCTTCAGCAGTCATATCTTTTTTTGCAAGGGTATCTACTACGGCTCTACCTCCATACAAAACACCCTTAATTATGTCAGATCCTGACTGCATCATACTAGCATTAACCCAGCCCATTAGGTTTAGTGATGAAGTACCCGGATGTGTAACTAGAACTTTAATAAAGTTATTCTGTGCTTTTTTAGCGAAGCCCGTACCTTTTTCCATAAAACTTAGGCTTTGACCTAGTTCATCATCTAGCATTTCTGCTACAGTTATGTTAGAGTCATCCCCTAGCCCTAGAGTTGCTTTGCGTCCATTTATTTCTTTAGCTGTCTTAGCGAGGTGTCCTAGTACACTAAACCTTTTACCTGCAGTACTAGCTTGATTAGCAAGTATATCCATACCTGCTGCTAAATTCTTAGAGTACTCATGTTCACTGTCCAAAGTTTTTAAAGTATTATTATACAACGTTTCAATTTCTTTTCTTACCTTTGATTTTGCAGGTAATGACTTTACAGTGGCAGTTATAAAATCAGAAAGGTGTACAAAAGAGTCATTTTCATACTGTAGTTTTATGTCGTATCTATCAAATATCTGTTGCAAACCATCGAAGTTTTCTTCACCTTGCTTCTGATTACCTAATATAAAACCTTTTAATCCTTCTGCGTCATTATTGTCGTTTTTTGCATCTTTTGATTTTGCTTTTCCTAGTTTTACAGTTTTAGCCCAGCGCAGTGCTGCAGCATTGTTTAACTTTAATTCTTGCTCCAAAGCATCCAGTTTATTTTTATCCCCTAGTAAGTCCTTTATAACTTTTTTGTTTGACTTAGCACCTATTTTTAATTGGTTCTTTTTAAATGCTGCAGATGCCATAGCTATATTGTCATACATATTATATGCCATAGACTGTGGTAAAACATTACCTTTTATGTTAGGCAGTAGACTTGTAACCCCGTAGCCGACAACTCCCATTGTTGCAATCAATGGAGCGTTTATATAACTATACTCATCTTGGAAGTCTACTTGCATTAATGTATTTTGTTGTATAGCATCTATAGTAATGCCACCTGCGGCCTCAACCCCAAAGCCGTACTTAAGGCTACGCTTAGTTTGTTTCCCTAGCTCTTCAGAGACTTGTGTAGTTGCTTTGCCTAATTCATCCGTAAATTTAGCTTGTACAGCAGCATCATCAGCAAACTTAGCTGGTGCATCACCTCTAAGAACGTGAGCAGTTAGCCTAGCCTCTGCTTTGTTTATTTCAGCTAACACTTTAGGTGGAAGATCAGCCCTAGCTGTACCTACTTTTATTTTATTCTTAGCAAGTATCTTGTCTACCGACATCTTTAAAACTTTTCTGGAAGCCGTACTAGTAATCTTTCCAGCAGTACCAGCCAATAGTTTACCTGCACCAAAGCCTATTAAATTCATAGGATCGGCTATAATTGCCCTTCCGTAGTCAACTAAGTAGTCTATTTTCTGTGCTGTGTCTCCACTTGAGAAGCCACTCTTCATATTATCCCACAGCTTGTAGGAGTTTAAAGTGTTTACTTGGCGCTTCTCTTGGCTAATCTTGTCTGTGTCTTCATTGCCTGAGCTAAAACCCGCATTGAGGTATGCAGCCTCTGTAAGCACACTTATAGTATTACCTACAGTCAAGTTACGGTTATAGTTAACCCACTTGTCAATAACTTTTTGCCTACCGTGAGTATCTTCATTATAGCCAAACCTCTCATTCATCTGAGTGTTTATAATACTAAAGTTATGATCCTGATCAAGGTCATTTAGAGTAAAGGAACCTTTTTCATCACCTGAGTAAGACATAAAACCTGTATTTTTTTCAGGTTCTTTATAGTCTAAAAGCTCCTGTGAAGTCATTCGGATTGCCATGTTTATTCTACCTACCAGTTATAAAAGTTGCGCCTATGGGAAAGCCTGTAACGTCATGAGTCTCTTTATACTTTTCATCCCACTCTTTTTGAGTTTGCTCTAGGGTAGGTGCTTTTTGATTTGCAGACCCCGACAAACCAGTACCTACATACGAATCAAATCCAAAAGTTTTAATTAGTAGGGTTTGTTCTGCCTCTGTTGTAGGACGTCTAGGTACAACTATTGCCTCTCCTGAACGTTTGTATTTTTGGGTTTGACCGCCTCTAGCATCATAGAAGTTATCTTTATTCCAAGCCCGTTTATCTTTCATTGAGCCGTCACCAGATGGTGCAGGATTAAGTACTACTGTTGAAGCATCTGGGAGCATACCTGTTTCACTGACCACTTTAGGCTCAGCGCTTCCATTACCATCAATAGTATCATCATTTTCATCCACCCCAAAGATTAGGTGTAAACTTTTAACGTAATACAGTCCTCTATAATCTGGGTTAGCCTCTAGATGTTTTTTCCTGTCAGCAGGTGTATCTACTTGCACTATATCTTCTGGCTTTACATCTGATGAAATATCATCGTCTGCTTCCATTGCTTTTATTAGTCTAGGTCTAATAGCTTTTCTTAGTTCAGCAAGACTATTAAAACCTAAAACCCTAGCATCCGCATCTTGAAATTGAGCTATTTCGTTTTCCGCCCTTAGTACATCAAAGAAAGTCTCTGGATTAAAGTAAAAGTCTTCGCCTTCAAGCATACTGCCTTTTCGTAAAGCTATAGCTTGCTCTGTATCTGAAGCCATACTTGCTCCATCTGGACGCTGTATCTGCCCTTTAAATTGATCAGAGGTAGGTTTCAAAGTTTTTTCTACAATACTTTGAAGTCTTAGCGTTGCACTATTTACTGCTGAAGTAGAGAAGTTTGATGTCATTACACGGGAAAGATCATCATATGAGATGGGTGTCTTGCCTGTTTCTGGGCCTCTGTCTCTGAGTTCTTTTAATTGGCGAATAGTTTTGTCACCTATATACTCTTCATTCATAAACCTATTGTGTTCATCCTCCATGTCTTGGCCTGTTAGCCTGTCTGTAATCGTCTTAAAGAAACCTTTACTGTCTTCTCTTTCAACTGGGGTCATATCCTTTACTGAAAACTGATCTGCTATATACTTTTCCCAAGCAGCGCTATCGTCTTCCGTACTTTCTTGCAATTTAGTAAAACTATTTAAGCCTCCAGTTCCTGCATTAACGCCTCCAGAATCTAAACCTTCATTTATAAAGGAGTTATATTTAGCAGGATCTTCTGCCCTTAGTTTTTGAACTGTATTATTAAGTTCTATTACGCTGTTCACGCCGTGTTTATCAAGCATCTCAGTAAGATTTTCTGGTGTTAGATTGGCGTCAAGTAAACCTCTACTGGATGCTAGTGCAAGGTCAGAATTTTTAGTCATTGTTTCTGAAATCCTTGAACCATTGGCATCCCAATAGTCACTAGCTCGCTGCCTCTCAGCACGATACTCTTTTTTTATGTTAGTTCTTCTTTCACCAAGGCCACCGCCAATAGCTAGTAGTATTTGTGCTACACTTAAAGCCATAGTCTATACTCCCCTACTCATTAAGCCC